GGTCCGACCTAAACCGAGGCACACGACAGACCCCGAGATTCGTCCTGCCAGCTATGAGCTATGAGTCTGCTATGAGTGGGGGCGACTCACAGCAGGAAGTTGATTGGTAATAATGAGGTTAGGAGAAATGAGGCTCAGAGCTATGAGCTATGAGGCCGGCGGGGCAGCTATGAGCTATGAGTCGGTATCACCCCCTACGGGGGTGAATACCTGCCTCATAGCTCATAGCCTGCCTGCCCTGTGGTCCCAGAAGTCAGAACCGCAAGACCGGGGAAACCGTCGCTGGCATCCCGTGAGCGGGGTTGGACGATGAAGCCGTGGTGGTTGGTTCTGTGAGCGCTTGTCCCGTATCTCTGTTGCCACTAACCGTATAGAGCCGCAAGGAGGCGAGATGGCGAGAAGTTGGTCGGCCGCATCAAGGGGACGCTGCGTTGCGCAGATGGCGCAGTCGTTCCGATCACCAGCAAGCGCATCATGGACGCTATCCGTGAGCGCGATGACCTTGTCGCGCATCGGGATGCGCGTATCGCCACCATGCGCGAGGCGCTGGACAAGGCGGCGGTGCGTGACGTGGAACTGCGCGCTCTGCTCTCGTCGCGTTGGGTGAGGCTGGGGAAGTGGCTGCGGGTCGTGCGCTAGTCCGCAACGTGGCGAACGCAATCGGCCAATGACGCGAAACCGAGGGCGAACGAAGGACGACACATGCGCCGTCTCGTGTTCGGCCTCTGGCGGGCAACGTCGCAAGCGTGGCAATGCGCACCTGGAGTCGCTGCGGCTGTTCGTGGAGCTGGGCGGTGTGGATCTGTCTGCCGACTACGCGCAACCGACGCCGCGCACCTTCCGCTACGGTGACGACGTGGACGACGGTGGGTGCAAGAACGGAGGGGACGGAGAGGCGTAATGGCCGAAGCGCTTGGCGGCCATGATACGATAAGGGTGGAAGGTGAGGGCGGCGAAAAGTGCGCCGTCCACGGGCGTCGCGCGCGCGACGATGGGAGGGGGAGCAAGATGCGGAAGACGGTGGCGGTGGTTGGGCTGGTCGCGTTCGTGCTGGCGCTGGGGGAGAGCGTGGCCGTCGCGGATGGCGACTGGTACATGAAGGATCTGCGGGTCCACTGGAAGTCGTCCGTCGGGTGCACGACCTTCGCGGGCATCTACGCCGATTCCGCGCAGAAGGCGCTGGGTGCGGTCACGGATACGAGCGCGGCCATCTCGACCAAGGACATCGCGTTCGATGCGATCCGCGGATTCGGCGTCGTGGCGACTGCGGCCGGAGTCGGTCGCGTCTACGTCGTGTCGCCCAACACGACCGCCAACGTGGATACGCTCAACTTCGCGATCCAGGCGTCCTACTCTGGCAGCGGCGACTGGTTCACCGTCCTTGGCCTGACGGCCGGTCAGGTGGCTGGCGCAACCACGGTCAAGTCGCTCGGCCATGCGGTGACGAGCAAGGACGACGGCACGCTGACTGCTCTGCGCGGATATCCGTACATTCGCTTCATCGAGAAGATCGTGACGGGCACGTTCACCGCGGCCGAGCTGCACTTCGTCTACCCGGCATATCGCTGGATGCAGTAGCAGCGCCGCGGCGGACGGCGCCTGAAGGCGGCGGTGCCGCGCCCCGGTTCGTGGGCCGCCGCCATCCGCGCGACGAGAGGTCTTGAGTGCCGAACATCAAGGGCCACAAGCAGAGCGAGAAGTTCCTCGAGGCTCAGCGCGCCAAGGCTCGCAAGCCGCGGGGCAAGTGGGCCGGCACGCACGAGCGTGAGTGGCTGGAGCAGGCCAAGTCCGACTTGCGCAAGGCGATGCCGGACGCGGCCAGGAGGCTGGTGGCGATCCTGGCTAGCGAGGACACACCGGACGAAATCTTCATGCAGGCGTTCAAGCTCGCGGCCGACCGTGCGGGGCTGGTGGCAACGACGGACATCACGACGAACGGCGAGGCGATCATGGCCCCGCTCGTGGTCGTGCTGGGGAGTGACGAAGCGTAGCGTCTAGCGCCCAGGGACGGGCGCGACACGCGCACCAGGGGGTGCGGTGAGCGGTTGGGTGGAGGGGGTGGTCATGGCGACGATGCTGGCGGGCGCGACGGCTGATGTAGGGGCGGCCGTCCCCCGCCGCGTCGTTCTCAAGACGCACGCTCAGCGCGCCATTGTCACGTCGAAGGCGGCCGAGGTCGCCGTCTCCGGTGGCTGGTACACGGGCAAGAGCTTCCCCGGCTGTGTCCGCGCGCTGTTGCACGCCACACAGTACCCCGGGGCGCACGTCGCTGTCTGCCGCGAGGAGCGCGCGGCGATGAAGAGCACGACCGAGCGCACGATGCGCGAGGAAGTGATGCCCGCCGCGATGCTGCGTTGGCACGAGAGCGGCAAGCGCGGGCAGGGCTGGGGTTGGAAGGAAGCCGACTCCACGTTCTACCTGCCCGAGCGCAATGGCCGGCAGTCGAGCATCCTGCTATCGGGGCTGGATAAGCCCGAGCGGTTCATGGGCGCCAACCTGAGTTTCATCCTCATCGACCAGGCCGAGTCGCTCTCCTATGCGCAGTTCGAGATCGCGCGCTCGCGTGCCAACCGGCAGCGCGACATTCCCGGCGGGCTGATGCTGCTGTTCAACCCCGAGGGTGCGGACCACTGGGCGAACCAGCGCTATCAGTTCGACCTTGGCAACAGGGCGTACCGCGACGAGCAGGGGCGCGACATCGAGGTCGTCGTCTGCGGGCAGTCCGATGCATTCGTCTTCGCGTCCCCCGAGTACCGCGCCTACCTTGAATCGCTCGAAGGCTCGTGGCGCGACCGCTACCTGCTGGGCAAGTGGACGAGCTTTGAGGGCGGCGTCTACGCGGATTATGACCCGGCGCGCCATCTCATCGAGCGACCGGCCGAGTGGGATCTATGGGGCGGATACCCGCCGCCCGACTGGCCGCGATCACGCAGCTTCGACTTCGGCGTGAACGACCCCTGCGTCTGCCTGTGGTTCGCCCGCGAGCCGTCCGGGCGCGAGATCTGTTACCGGCAGGTCTACCGCTGCGACATCACGGACGCCGATCTGGGCGCGATGGTGCTCGAGCAGGAGGCGCAGGAGTTGGCGTCCTTGCGCGCGTCATGTGGAGGCCCCGAGGCCGGGTCCCCCGATGCGCGTGACTACGCGAGTTGGCTGTCCGCGTTCAACTGTGAGTCGTCGTGGAGCGACCACGACCTGAACTGGCGCGGCAACCTCGAGCGCATGGGCGTGTGGACTCAGCCCGCGGCGAAGGACATCAACACGGGCATTCTCGCCGTGACCGAGGCGCTGCGAAACGGCCAACTCGCCATCGTGCGCGACGGCGTGGTGGAGCGCGACGCGCGCCGGCTGCGCGACAAGCAGCCGACGTGCCTCGAGCTGGAGTTCGCGGGTTACCGCTGGGTGAACAACAAGCCGAAGGGACAGGATCACGCGCTGGACGCGCTGCGCTACAAGGTGAACAGCGACCGCACGCGGCCGACGGTGGGGGTGTGGGGATGACGCTGCGTGACCGTATCCGTTCGGCATGGAGCGCGTTGACCGTTCAGACGCCGACCGGCAATCCCGTCCCCGACTGGCCCGTGACCGTACTCGGCTCTCCGTTCGTGCCCGAGGAACCGATCGCCGATCACCGGGACGCCTTCCGCAAGGTGCCGATGGTTGCGGCGGCCATCGGGCAGGTGCAGCACGACTTCGCCTCGTTGCCTACCAAGGTCTACCGCGTCAAGGGCGAGAACCGCGCGCTCGAGGGCCGCAAGGACGGCAACCTCACCGACCTGCTTGCCAAGGCCAACCCGCTGGAGACGGGTTACTCGCTCAAGAGCGCGTGGGCGGGCTCGCTCCTATGGGCGGGCAACGCCTACTGGTTCATGCAGCGATTCGGCGGTAGGCGTGAGCCGTCCGAGCTGTGGTTGATGCCGCCGCAGAACATGACGGTCGAGGCGACGACGAACCGCGGCATCCGGCGCTACTGGTACGACCGTGGCGGGCGAGCGGAGATCCAGCCGCAGGACATCATCCACTTTCGCACCTACAACCCGGACGACCAGCCCATCGGGATGTCGTGCCTGGAGCCGGTCAAGAAGCTCTACGAGGCGCAGTACTACGCCTACATCTGGGTGCGCAACTTCTACCACTCGGGCGGGATGCTGCAGGGCATCTTCAACGTCAAGGAAGGCGCGAAGCAGCTTACCGAGACGGAAATCCAGGCCGTCATCGCCAAGCTCAAGAAGCTGCACGTCGGTTATCAGAACGTGGGAAACCCGGTCATCATGCAGGGGCTCGAGTTCGTTGCCCGCGGCTTGAAGATGAGCGAGATGGAGATCGACACCTCGCTGCGCCGCATCGACGGCGAAATCTGCCGGGCCATCGGCGTGCCGCCGTGGAAGATGGGCATCAAGGAAGGCGCGAGCCTTGGCGATGCCGGGGCGAAGGTAGACGAGCGCATCTACTGGGACGGCCGCATTCGTCAGCTCGCCACGATGTTCGACAGCGTGCTGAACGAGCGACTGGCGCCGTTGTTCGGCGGCGACATCGTCGTGGAGACGGACCTGTCGGGCGTCCCGGCGTTGCAGGCTGCGAAGCTGACGCAGGCGGCCGGGCTGGTGACGCTGACCGGGCGCCCCATCATGGCGGTGAACGAGGCGCGCGAGCAGTTGGGTTTGCCGGCCAGCGACGACCCGGCCGCGGATGAACTCTACACTGCTCCTGTTCCCAATCCGTTCGGGACGCCGTCCGCGAAGGACGAGGCTCCGTCCAATGAGAAACCGAATGGCGATGCGACGCCGGATGAGTCGTCTGAAGCTCGCAGCCTGTCGGCCGGAACGCAGCGAGACGAGTTGAGGCGCAAGGCGGACGTGAACCTGCAGCGATACGAGCGCGAGGTGGCGTCCTACTTCCGCGGAATGTTCCGCGACCAGCGCGAGCGCGTGCTGTCGTGGCTCAAGGAGTACGGCGGCAGCCTGTCGCGCAAGCAGCGGCTCATCGCCATCGAGGTCGAGCACATTCCCATCGACGTGCCGGAGGATGCGGACGCGCTGGAGAAGTTGCTGCGCACGCTGATCGCGCGTCGGGGCGCCGAGGCCATCGCCGACATCGGGCTGGACATCGCATTCGACGCGGCGGGGGCGCGCATCGCCGACTGGGTCGCACGGCGCACCGACTTCGTCCTGTCGAACGTGAACGCGACCACGACGGAGGCGGTCCAGCAGGCCATCGCGGACGGCATCCAGCAGGGTGACGTGCTCGCGGATATTGTTACGCGCGTCAATGGCATCTTCGACAGCGCGGAACAATCGCGCAGTCTGCTCATCGCGCGGACCGAGACGACGGGGGCCTACAACTACGGCGCGGTCGAGGGCTGGCAGCAGAGCGGAGTAGTCGAGAAGTCGGAGTGGTTGACGGCGGGCGACGGACTGGGCGGGCGTCATGCGACGGAGGACTACGCCGGGCTGGACGGGCAGCAGGCCGAGTTGGGCGGCTACTTCGACGTGGGCGGATTCAAGTTGCGCTTCCCCGGAGATCCTGATGGTCCGCCCGGAGAAATCTGCAACTGCCGCTGCACGGTCGCGCCCGTCGTCAACCAGGAGCAGGCACGTCGGCTCAGGTGGGAACGCTTCATGGCGAAGGGGGATGGCAATGGCAACGGCAATGGCCGCCACGCGCACGCCCGCGCCTAGTTTTCAGACGAACGTCGTCTGCCCGGGATGCCTGCGTGACGTGTGGGTGTTGTACGGCGCGGACTCGACGAAGCGCAAGGACGAGCTGGTGGAGTGCCCGCATTGCGGGAACCGCTGGCCGTGGCAGGCGGTGAGGGTGTTCAGGGGGAACGCATGACGGACAAGCTCAAGGTATTCCGGCAGCCGCTCGCGCTTGGCGCGGACAGGGAGCGCGTCGGCGAGGTGAGCGCGGAGCAGCTTGCCCGCATCAACGCGCTGCCGCAGGTGCTTCGTCCGCTCGCGGCCGAAGAGGTCATTGTGCGCGGGATGTATCTCGCCAACACGCTGCCGATGCACAACTACCTCCAGTTCGCGCCCGACGTTCCGGCGGCGATGGAGCCGATGTGCGTGGGCAAGCCGGTCATGCGGAACCACGACACCTACAGCGGGGATGCGCTGCCGGTGGCGCGGATGTTCGACGCTCGCACGCTCTCGCGTGGCGAGGGCGACCCGTGGCTCGCGGCCGATTTCTACCTGTTGAACAACGATCGGGGGCGCTCGTTCGCCGACGACATCGACGGCGGGCTACTCGCCGAGGTCTCGCCCACCGTTCTCTACCGCTCACTCGTCTGCTCCATCTGCGGGGAGGATGACCTGCGCTGCGAGCACGCGCCGGGCAAGGAGTACAACGGTCGTCTCTGCACGGCTGTTATGGGCGACATCGTGGACATGGTGGAGGCGTCCTTCGCGTGGGCGGGGATGCAGCGGGACACCGGATTCTACCTCGCGGCGGGGCGCCCGGTGGAAGCGGTGGATACGGTGACGATGCTGTCGCAGCGGCTACGCGGCGATGCGAAAGTGAGTGCGTTCCTGCGCTGGTGGCAGAGGGGCCGCTAGGCGTCGGGAAGGTGAGGCCACGGTAGGGACCGTGGGTCCGGCCCGGTGACGGGCCAGGTTGGCCCTGAATGGGCCGGATGGGGAGGGGTGGAGATGTTGGACAAGTTCAAGCTGGACAACCCGGAAGTGGACGTGCCGGTGGCGCTCGAGCAGCTCCGCGGCTCGTTCAATGCTCAGATCGGCAAGGAAGGCGCGACCGAGGAGCAGGTCGAGAAGCTCGCCAGGGACGTGACCGACGTACTGGCGAAGGTCGAGGAGCACAAGAAGGAGCTGCGCGACGCGCTGCGCACCGCGCCGCCTCCGGCCGACGACGCGAAGTCGGTCAAGCTCGACCGCAGCGCGATGGTGTTCGCGCCCGGCAGCGACGACAAGTCCGATAAGGACTTCGGCCCGGCGATGCGCGATCTGAACAACGTGCATCTGTCCCTGCTGGTGGCCCCGGTGGCTCGCCTGACCGACGACGCCCCGACCACCAAGAAGATCGTTCGGTTCCGCTACCTGAGCGACATGCTGACGCTCATCAACATGCGCGAGCATGAGGTCAACCCGAACTACCGCGGCTGGGAGACGCTGCCGCAGGCGTCCGAGTACAAGGCGCTCGCCAAGCAGTTCTCCGGCGCGCTGTCCGACGCGACGGCGCATGAGGGCGCGGAGTTCGTACCGACGAGCATCCTGTCGGGCGCGATCTACGACCGCATTGCCATCAACCTGCAGGTTGCCAACCTGTTCGAGACGTTCCCGATGGTCGCCCCGGTCGTCAAGCGCGGCTTCCGCGGCTCGAAGGCCGTGAGCTACTTCGGTGGCGAGCAGACGAGCGACACGGGCACCAGCTACGCGACGGCGTCCACCATCAACACCGACGACCAGACCTTCACCGCCTCGAAGCAGTACTGCCTGGCGCTGGAGACCGAGGAGTGGGAGCAGGACGCGATCGTCGGCGCCAACTTCGTCATGGACGAGATGGGCGTGGCGATGGCCGACAAGAAGGAAGCGACCATCCTCAACTCGAACCTGACCACGACCTTCGACGCGGGCACGGTCGAAGACGAGATGTACGGTCTGCGTGACGCGCTCGTGACCTACCTCGCAGCTTCCGGAAAGTCGGCGGTGGACATGAGCGGCGGCATGACTGCCGAGGCGCTGGCCGAGGTCTGGGGCGCGATGGGCGCCCTCGGGCAGGTGAGTGACGGCGCGTGGATCTGCGAGACGAACGGTCTGGCGCGGCTGATGGTCGCCAAGAACAGCGACGGCATCCCGCTCTGGAACGCTCTTGGCGCGCAGGGTCCGGCGGTGACGGGCTCCATCGGCCAGGTGTTCGGCCGTCCGGTGATCGTCTCCTCGCACGTCCCGACGACGCTGAACAATTCGGGCGTCATCCCGAGTTCGGCGGGCAGCAAGACCGCCATCTACCACGTTTGCTGTCCCGCCTTCAAGATCGGCGAGCGCCTGGGCGTGCAGGTCGCGTACTCCGACCACTACCGCTTCGCCTACGGGCAGCGCACCTTCCGCGGCATCTCGCGCTGGGTGTTCCGCAACCTGCTGCCGGCGGCGACGAACCGCATCATCAACGGCGGTTTCGGCATCGCTACCTACTGAACCTGACCCCGGCCCAAGGCTGGGGAGTTGGCGTGGGAGTGGGCGACTACGGCTTGGGGCGGTCGCCCCTCCCCGCCACGCGGGGAGACATGAAGCTCAAGAACGTGGGCTACAAGCAGGTGGCTCGGTGCGGATGGTCGGACGGGACGTATCGCATTCCGGCGGACGCGACGGCGGAAGTGCCGGAAGCGGTCGGGCTGCGGTTGCTCTCGGTGTTCCCCGGTGAGTTCGTGGTCGTGGAAGATGCGGCCACGGAGCCCGTGAAGCCTGTCCCGCCTGACGGCGCGCCAGCCGTTGCTGTGGAGCAGCCGCGCCGGCGCGGACGCAGGGCGAGGGGCTAGGCCGTGCGCTACCTGTCTGCTTACGCGCTCACGACGCTCGACCGGGCGCTGTTCGAGTTGGGGCGCAGCGAGAAGATCGAGGCGAACGAGCAGGATCGTATCGTGGACGCGGTCAACTGGGCGACGGGCCGGATGGAGGCGTTCACGCGACGTCGCCTGCGCCTGCGGACCTATCGGGACACGACGGTCATCTCCTGCACGGCGACCGCCGGAGACGCGACCGTGGCGGGAACCGGCTTCACCGCACTCTACGTCGGCGACGACGCGGTGGGCGTCGGGCTGCAGCCGGGCAGCCGAGTGGACAGCATCATGAGCGCAACCGCGCTGGAACTGAACGCCGCTCCGCTCGCCAACGTCAGCGGGACCATCACCTTCGGCAGTAGCCCGCTTGTCGTGGACGGCGACGGAACGAGTGTCATCTGGGTGCCCGAGGGGCCGGTCACTTCTCTGCACGGCATCAACTACTTGGACGAGGATGGGAACGCGACCGCGCTGGACATCACGGGGGCGCGTATCGAGCGCGAGACGGGCAAGGTCTACCTGACGCACGACGGAGCGCCGAAGGGCACCCTAAACATCGAAGTGTCTTGCACGGCGGGGTATGACCAGCCCACCGCGACTGCTCTTGGCTCGCCCGAGTGGCACGACCTCGAGCATTGGTGCCTGCGACTGGCGACCATCCACTACCAGGACAGCATCCAGAAGCGCGGGCGCATCGTGAGCGAGACGCTGATGCAGACGAGTTCGACGTTGCCTGACTTCAAGATGCCCGCTGACATCGCCGAAGGGCTGGCGCGCTACGCGAGGCTGCCGCTGTGATTACCGTTACGGTCACGGGCGCGAAGGAGACGGAGGCGCGGCTGCGCGAGTTGCGGACAAGCCTGCCGTCGCTGACCGAGCGCAACGTGGCACGCGGCGGGCTGGAGACGCTCCGCATCCTCAAGAATCACATGAAGGGTCCGGCGAAGATGGACGCCTTCTGGGGGCGCGGAGGCGCGCTGCAGGACGGCTTCCTCGGGCGGCGTAGTGGCAACACGGCCGACCGCCTGCAGGGCGGACAGGTCTTGCGCGTGGGGGAGGGGGCGCAGACCAGCGTGGGTTCGCCGGATAAGCACGTCCGCGCGCTCGAGGAAGGCGGCGCGATGAACACGGCCGGGTGGTTCCGTATCCCGACCGCGGAGGCGCAGACGGCAAGCGGCGTGGATCGGCTCAAGGGCAGCTCGTTCCGCTCGCTGGCGGGCGGATTCCTGTTCCGCTCGAAGGCCGGGAAGCTGTGGGGTGCTATCGCCGGTCCGACTGGCGCGCCGCGATTCCTCTACCTGTTCGTCAAGCACATGAATCTCGTGGGTCATCACGCCTTCGCGGCCACGACCAAGGAGGCCACGCCCATCGTCGCCAAGTACCTCGGCAACGACGTGGCGCTCGCCGTGCGGAAGGCCAATGGCTGAACGCCAGCGCGCCAAGGTCAACCTCGTCGTGGACGCCGTCCTTGCCCGCCTGTGTGATATCGGCGACGGGGACGGGTGGATCTCGCAGCCGCTCACGGTCAAGCGCCTGGGGGGTGTTGGCGACCGTTCTGCGCCCCGTCCCGCGCTGCTCGTCAAGGTCTCCGGGTGGGGGCCGAACGTCCCGCTGGGGCCGGGCAGTCACGAGGTCACGGTGGCGCTACAGGTGGGCATCCTGACGGCCAACGCGGTGGACGCCGACGAGACGCTGCACAACGTCTGCGCCGATGTGGTGCGCGCGCTCTCCAACGGCGACGTGACGTTCGGCGGGACGGTCGTGGGCGGGTTGTTCGTGGAGTCCTACGAGTCGGGCGTGGACGTGGTGGATGGCGGGCAGGGCGAGGGCATGGGAGTGCTGACGGTCAAGGGATTGGTCCATTGGGAGGCGACGGCCCCGTAGGGCCGTAACGTGCAGACGCAGCCCCGTGGGCGGGGCGGTGGGGAAGGGGTGGGGCGGTGGCGTATCAGGTTGCGGTTGGTGCCAGCACGGTCTTCTACATCGGCAAGCAGTCGGCGCGCGGGACGCCGCAGGAGGCTGGGGCCTCCATGTCCCGGCACGAGATCATCTCGCTTTCCATCGAGCCGGTCATCACGGACATCCTCGACCCGTCGCTGCACAGCGGTGTGAGCGAACGGGCCGTCTACTCCGGCGGCGTCTCGTGGCAGGGCACGCTCAAGATCCGCGCCAACTACGAGGGGCTTGGCATCTACGACCTGCTTGGCGCGGTTGTGGGCACGAACACGACGGGAACCGTCACCGAGTCGGAGAACGGCGGCTACTGGACGATGCTCTACAACCGCGGCGGCATGGAGACGACGCCGCTGTTCGAGCAGCTCTCCGATGTGCGCTTCACCGGCTTCACCTTCAAGTGCGCTGCCGGCACCGGAGCCGAAGCGATGGGAACGTTCGAGTTCACGTTCGTCGGCTCCACCTTCGAGGCCGGCCACGCCATTTGTTCGGGCACTCCGCCGACTGCTCCCGCCGCCAACCCGGTTCTGTTCCACCAGGCGACTGTCGCGTTGTGGCACGACGGCCTGCGTGACGGTGCCAGTCCCATCGGCTACCGACCCAAGTCGGTCGAGATCAGCTACAAGGTGCCGCTCGAGCCGAGCAACTTCATCATGACGAGTGCCACCTCGCTCGAGCCCTCCCGCACGGGGCCGAACACGTGCGAGTGGAAGTTCGAGGAGTCGCTGATGAGCGTTGTGCCCATCACGGCCGCGAAGACCGGGGCGGTATGCAGCTATCCGTTGACGGTCACCTTCGCCAGCACGGGCGTGTCCCTGTGCTTCACGTCCACGACCGCCAAGGTCTCGTCCTACAGCGGGCCGGTCGAAGGCTACGGCGAGGTCCGCGAGGTCATCGGCTGGAAGGCGTACTACAACAGTACGGACGGTGGCGCGCTCAAGATCACCAGCGACTACACGGCATAGGGGGCAAGCATGAACCGGGACGATGTGACGGCAGCGGGGGCGATCCAGGCCCCTGAGCCGATGCCGGAAGGCGAAGAGGTGACGTTGCTCTTCCTGCGCGACAAGGATGGTGCGCCTGTTCGCGCGTGGGTCGAGCCGATGCCCGAGTTGGAACTGATGGACCTGCTGGCCTCGCTGCCCGCTGCTGCGCCGCATGACGATGCTGCTGCGGGAGCGGGGCTGGCGTCCGTCTGGGAGACGTTCAAGCCCTACGCGACGGCGATCATCGAGCGGTGCGTCACGCCGCGCTTCTCGTTCGCGGAGCCGACGCCGGTTGGCTGCACGCCCGGTGCGTGGCTGCGCGACAGCGAACGGATGGCGCTCGTAGTGACCGCGCTGCGGGTGAGCGGATGGATGGGAGGGGCGGCCGATGTGGCCGCGCGCTTTCTACGGGGACGACCCGAACGAGGAGACGGAGAGACGGAGGCGCCGGGGACTGGTGGCGATGGAGCTGGTGAACCTGTGCCGGCTGCCGACGCGCCCGAGCCGACTGTTCAACCTGCCGATGGAGACGCCGCGTCAGCGGACTGAGGCTCTAGCGTTCGACCTCACTCTGCTGCGGGCGGCGAACCTGGCTGAGAAGTACGAGATGGACCTGGAGCGGATGCGGAGCGGGTGAGTTCCTCGAGGTGCCGGGCGCAGCGGACGATGGCGAGGTAGATGGCGAACAGGATGATGGCGACGAACAGGGCAACGTCCCGCATGTCGAGACACGTGCCAATTGCCAGCGCGCCGAAGATGACGGCCATGATGAACGCTAGCAACTCAAGCACTTCGGCAATCTTCTCAGATCGGTATACGGCGACCTCCTCGGTGGCAAGCGCATCAATCTTGGGCCAAGAGGCGGACTGGAGTCAATCGCGGTGAGCAACGTCATCGAAATCCTTGTCAGCGGACGGAACACTTCCGGCACGTCCATTGCCGCGGCCGAGGCGCAGTTGCGCGGCCTGCAGGCCACGAGCGGGCGCGTGGGCGGGGCGTTGGCGCAGGCCGCCGGCAACATGGTGCCGATGTCGTCTGGCCTCGGGAACGTCGCCTCGGCGGCCGGCCCGGCGGGCCTTGCTCTCGCGGCTGTGGCCTCTGCTGCCATCGGCATGGGGACGGCCATCTACAAGTCGGCCGTTGCGCTCACCGATCAGGTCGAGCAGTTGGAGCGCCTGTCTCGCCAGACCGGCGTCAACACGCAGAACCTTCAAGTCCTGCAGCGCATCGCGCGGGAGTCGGGGGCGGATGTCGGCTCGCTGACGCAGGGATTCTCGTTCCTGAACCGCGCCATCGCCGAGAACAATCCGATGTTGGCCGCACTCGGTATCACGACGCGCGACACCTTCACCGCATTCATGCAGTTGGCGAACATCCTGTCGCAGAGCAAGGACACCGCGAACGCGACCAAGATCGCAATCGAGTTGCTGGGGCGCGGCGGCAAGGACTTGCTAGGCACCGTGAGTGAGTTGGTCCGCCAGTTCCCCGAGATGCGGTCCGAGATGGAAGCGCTCGGGCTCACGATGTCCGACGAAACCATTGCCGCGCTCAACAAGGTGGATGCGAGGCTGGACGCTGCCCAGCGTCGGTGGGATGCGTTCTTCCAGCAGTTGAAGATCATGTCGTCGCCCGTCGCCGGCTTCCTGGCGGAAGCGCTTTCGCCTCCGGTGAGCACGCAGTCGAGCCCGCTGTCTGGACTTGACGCAGCACAGCAGTCGCGCCTGCAGCGGTCGTTCAAGGCGTCCATGCCGGAGATGCCCAAGGACTTCATCCTCGCCGCTCCGACGTTCGAGAAGATGTCAGCGGCATTCTCCGATGCCGCAGGCGCTGCGAAACAGACGGCCGATGAACAGTTGAAGTCGGCTCTGCGCGCGAAGGACATGGCCGATGCGCAGGCGAAGGCCGCTGAGGCGGCCAAGAAGCACGCCGAGGTGCTGCGTGCTGTGCAAGAGGCGTTCGGTGTGTCGGCGGACGAGGCGGGCCGTATGGTCGGTGTGGTCGAGCAGCTTGAGAAGAACCGCGCGATGGACAAGCTGCGCGCGAAGGTCGTGGAGGCGCAGCAGGCGTTCCGCTCCCTGAACGACCTCATCGCCGATGCACTGCGCAAGACCGACATGCTCGCTACGGGCCCGCGCGCGACTGGAGCACGCGGCCAGCTCAAGCCGACCGAGAAGGTCGAGGGTGTGACCGCCGCGGATGTTGAGAAGTTGCGCGTCAAGACCGGCCCGGAGCAGATGAGCGCCATGCTCGACCAATGGCAGACGTTCACCGACCAGGTCTTCTCTGGAGCGGAACTGCTGAACGCTGGTCTATCGGCGGTGCAGCAGGGATTGACGACGGGATTTCAGACCGCGTTCTCGTCCATGCTCTCGGGGGCCATGAGCTTCGCGCAGGCGATGCGTGCCATCTTCCAATCACTCGTCAGCGCCATCATCGCGGAACTGGCGCGGCTGGCGGCCTACGCGGTGGTCAAGGGGCTGCTGAATCTCGCCACGGGAGGCGCAAGCGGAGCCGCGACAAGCGTGGCGGGAGACCTTGTCAACAGGGCCAAGGCGGTGACTGCGCCGAACAGCGTCGTCAACTCCACGACGGTCAACATCAGCGCGCTCGATGCTCGCAGCGTATTGCAGCAGACGCTCTCGCCCTCGGGCGCGCTACGCCTGACGAACCTGCGGACGGCCGAACTGGCGGCGGTGAGCTGATGGCCAACACGCGCTTCCTGCTGTCGGACTACTGCGACCCGATCACCTACGCGCCCGCGCTCCTGAACGCGCCCGACACCGCGAGTGGCTACACGGCGGCCAACATCTTCACGCGCGACCGGCACACGATTTGGAAGGTGGGGACCAGCAACGTCGGGACGTTCGACATCGACCTGGGCGATGCTTACTCCATCGACATGATCGCGGTCTGCGGTGAGGATCATGCCTCGTGGGGAAGCGCGGCTGGCCCGACCGTCACCGCCTACCACTCGGACGATGGCTCGACGTGGTCGGCGGTCAGCGGCTCCATCGGCCTGGGCCAATGGGCGCTCTACTCCAACGGGGTCTTGTCCATCGCTACCCCGGTCTCGGCGCAATACTGGCGCGTGGTCTTCACCGCCTCCGACACCTTCTCCATCGGCAAGCTCTTCCTCGGCAACGACACCGACCTCGGGTTCGTCTATTCGCAGGGGACGACGCGCACACTGGTGCGCCAGCGCGCTCGTCACAACGTCAACGGGGCGCTTGCCATCCATGAGACCGGCCCAGCTTATCGCCGTTTCGGGCTACGCTTCGACAAGGTCAAGGGGGCCACGCTCACAATACTGGAGACCCTGCACGGGCTCGGCCGGCCGTTCGTCTACATCGACAAGGCAAGCCACGTCTACCATGTCGAGTTGGACGATGACCTGTTGACGCGCTCGCACGTCTTTGGTGACGACACGACGGACATCTACGACCTGACGCTGAACCTCGTGGAGCTGGTGTGAGCAGCCCCGCGACCGCCACCTTCCTCGCCGCATGGCGCCAGTTGCATGCCGGGCGTGCGCTGTTAGCGAAGGTTGAGCTGACTGCGCCGTCGTCGCAGACGCTCTACCTCTCGACGCGGGCTCTGGTGGACTCCAACAGCATTTACTGGGAGCCGTTCATCATCGACGCCGAGAGCATCACCGACTCGACGGATTGGCTCTCGCCTGGACCCGATCCGGTGTCCACGTCGCTGACGCTGGCGCGGCGGCGCTCCGTCTCGCAGTCGGACGGGGACATCGGCGCATACCTCAACAGTCACTACGTCGAGGGTGCGACGGTCACGCTCTATCTGTGGGAGACGCATCTGACGAGCGCGGCCGACATGTGTCAGGTGTTCAAGGGCACGGTCAACCGGGTGAAGGCTGATCGCTCGACGGTCACGCTCTACCTCATCCAAGACCGCTCATGGATGCGGCCGTTGCCCACGGTCATCGTGGACAAGGCAAGCTACCCGAACGCTCCGAATGCGGGAGACGGTATACCGGCGCCGGTCATCTACGGTTCGTTCCGCGCGCCCGGCATGACGAACCCGCCGTGGGCGAATCCCGGGGGCATCTACCAGGAGAAAGCGGATGCCGAGGATTGCGGCGCCGGCTCCGGGGTCGTTCCGGGCATCGTCGTTGATTCGGGTGTGGGCGCGAATAAGGTCAAAGTTCTCTACGCCTCGCACTCCATCAGCGAACTGATGGACCGCACCGGGGGCTACTCGCAGTTCATCGTTGGCACCGACCGACTCTCCCCGCTGGACACGGACGGCGTGGCCGAGATCAATACGGCAAGCGAGGCGGCGATTACTGTGGACGATGGAACGATGATCGCCTATGCCGGCGTCTCGCCTATCGACATCCGTACTGACACGAGTTACGTCAACTCGGCACTCAACCCGCGCAACGCACTCGATCCGTTCGACGACCTAACCTACGCCACGCTCGACCAGACGGCGTCGCAGAACGTCCTGCGCGTCATCCTGCCGTGTGCGTCGAACCTCGGGACCATCATCAGCGTGACGCCCTATGTCGCATGGGCTCGCGTGGCCGGGACCAACAAGCTGCGGATGTACTACTACAACCCGGTGACGGGGCACGCCGAGGCATCGTCCGATACATTCACGGGCGGCACGACGCCCGCTGTCTATGCCGGGGCTGTCCACGATTCGTGGATGACCAACTGGCAGTTTGGCGGCGATGGCTCAACTGACCCCGACTTCGGGACCATTGACCTCGCCGTGGACTTCGAGGCCGGGTCAACGAACAAGGCGCACATCTACTGGGTCGCGCTGGTCGTCAAGTACCGACCGAACCGCTCACTCGTCACGCCAGCGGCGAACGAAGCGACCTATACGCCCCAGTACGACGCGATGGGGCGCAAACTGTCTGGCACCACGAACCAGAACACCTACGGCGTAGTGGGTTCACGCGAGGTTAGCCCCGCCATCTACAAGCTCGAGGGCGCCTTCTACGCCAACGTGGACGGCTACGCCGACGATGGCAGCGGCACCTACACGGGGTCTGCCTCGTCGGTCATCGAAAAGCCGCCCGACATCCTGCATCATCTGCTCGTCACCTACGGTGGGCTGAATGCGGCCAACGACTTCGAGTTGGATGCTGGAGAGTTCGGATCATTCGTAGACGCCCGCACGGCCATCCGCGCCGGGTGCGCCTACGACTACGAGTTGGCCTGCCACATCGGGCAGGTGACGAACTGCAAGAGCGTCCTGCAGGCGGTGGCCGAGCAGTCCCTGTCGCACGTCTGGCGCGACCGTTTCGACAATGCATGGAAGTTCCTGCCGTGGCTTCCGGCCGAGCGCGACAACTATGACCTGATGCTCAACTGCGACGATGTCTTCGACTTCTTGGCCGAGTTGCAGAGCGACCTGTGGGTCCGCCAGGCGATCCGCGTCAAGTACGGCATGGACTACTTCCGCAACTCGGCGCGCTGGGAGTCGTTCGTCACGAAGCGCGGAAGTTCGCAGGGCTACTATGACGCCGACGTGCGCGATCAGCAGATGGTGGTCGTGGCATCAGAGAACGACGCGCTCGATTGGGAGCTGGGAGGCGCGCCCCACGCCGAGACGATGTCCGCCGGAGCGACGACGGCCATCGACCTCGCCGCCGCGATCCAGGCGAAGGCCCTGGCGCGAGCGTACCCCGACCTGGCGGTGTCGTACAGCTACAGCATCAAACTGGGATTCAATGACACGCTGAGGGTTAGTGTCGGCGGGACGTGGTACACGGCTGCCATCGAGGCGGGCGACTACCTGACGCCGGACGAGCTGGCCGTCGCGGTGGAATGGTCTCTCAACGCGGCCGGGACTGGCCTGACGTGGGCCTGCACCTACTCCTGCGCGACTGGCAAGTTCGCCGTGACGGCAACCGGCGGGACGTTCTTTATCCAGCCCACGGTTGCCACAGACCCCGGGTGGTTCGCGCTCGGCTTCAACGCTGATACGACGGCCGATACCTCGGCCACGGCAAACGCTGCCCGCTGGCTTGGGGTGTTCTCCTTCTTGTCGAAGTCGGGCACGGTCAAGCTTCTGTTTGGGACCGGAGCGAACCTTGCGACCTCGTGTCGCACGCTGCTGGGATACGTCGAGGCCGACACGACGGCTGCGGCGTCGAGTTGCGGGACGATGATGCGCGGCAACCGCGAATCGCTGGCCGCGACCTCTGCGAACTACTGGAACGAAAAGGACGAGCAGGTCATCAGCGCCGACTTCATTCGCCAGCAGATCGTGGCGACGCTCTACCGCGACCGTCGCTTTGACCTGGTTTCGCAGCCGCGCGTGACGGTGTCGTTCTCGACGCTCAAGTGCCCTGATCTTCAACGTGGGCGCGTCTTCCGCTTCGGCCCAGACCTCGACGGAACCTACTCCTATTCGGGACCGGGCCGTGGCGGTTCGTGGTACGGCCGCCGCTTCCGCGTGCTGGAAGTGTCGCAGAACCTGATTTCCTCGTGGCATCAGGAAGTCGTCGCCGTTGAGGTGTCGCCAACCGGGAAGTTCGGTAGCGGTTGGGGCTACAACTGGGGCATGGACTGGGGAGGATAGACGTGCGACGCAAGATGGCGGTAGCTACACTGGCGCTGTTGTGCGCGAGCGTGGCGTGGGCGACTACGACAACCAAGCACATCAAGCTGACGAGCGGCTTCACAGAGGGCCAGCGCGGCTGGGCCAACGCGATGAACAACAACCTCAACCGCATCGACTCGTCGAGCGTGTTCGTGGTGTTGCCCGGAGAGGACTTGCAGGCGGCGCTCGACGCGGCCGACGCGGGGAGCGTCGTCCAACTCGGCCCCGGCGTATGGACGGCTGCTAACGACTCCGGCTTCGTCATCCGCAAGCCGCTGACGTTGCGTGGGGCGGGCCGCGGGACGATGGACGGAACCATCGGAACCGTCCTGCGCCCCTCTGCGGACGGGGACTCGGCGGACGCAGTCGGCATACAGATCATCGGGACGGACCATGTCATCATCGAGGACCTGTCCGTGGGGTTCGGGGCGCAGCCCGCCGACGCGGGAAGCGGCCACGGCATCTGGGTGAACAACCACGCCCTGAACGATGCCGTCAGCGGCATCTACGTCCGCGATGTCGGCGTGTTCAACGTGGGCGGGCATGGAGTGTTCTACGACGGAGAAGGGTCCTACGGCGTCAACATCTCGGCCGTTGAGGACCTGAACATCATGCAGGTCAACCGCAATGGCCTGTACGCCTACGGCTGCACTGGCTTCGAGGCGTGTCGCGTCTACGCCCACACCTGCGGCGATAACGGAATCGAGTTGTACGGCTGCGAAGATGCGAAGCTCAATGGCAACTACGTCGAGGGCAACAAGCGACGCGCCGCAACGCCGCAGTCCTACATGGCCGAGATGTACCTCGTCCTCTGCCATGGCGCGACGGTGTACGGCAACAACTTCGAGGATTTCTGCCTCACCACTAACGCTACCTACGCGCTCCAGTTGAACAACTGCTACGGGACGGACATCGCGGGAAACTCGTTCTATAACGGCTCGGGCGTGACGGGGGCCGTGTCCATCAAGATCAGCAACACGACGCGCGGGGTACGCTTAGGACCGAACGCTCACAAGTATGTCTCGCGCACCGTGGACGTGGACTCCGATTCCGGCAACCAGGGGATGCTCATTGAGCCGCAGAGCATCATCGGGCGTGACCCGTCCACGTCTCCGGGCTACATGAGCGTCCCGGCCGTGCCGGACCTGAACCCGATCACCGGGAACCACGAGGGCAACTTCAGCCTCGTTTATCTCAGCCAGACCGCCCTCGCCGGCGCTGACTCTACGGCCGGCTATCGCATCGTCGGGATTGGGCTTCCCATCCTCAACGGAATCGGGGAGGCCACTGATGCCCAGCGCGAGGGTGGAATCACCTACGACTACGTCACGAAGTCGTTCAAGGGCTACAACGGGACTTCGTGGGGCACGTTCGGCAACGCCCCGACCATGACCACGACGGCCCGGAACGCCGCAACGTGGAAGAAGGGCGACCTCATCGTGAACAGCACGGTGGATTCGCTACAGGTCTACACCGGCTCGACGTGGCGGAACGTCGTGGTAATGACTCCATGAGCCTGCTCGTCATGCGCCCGAGTGGGGTCCTCGGCGACCAGTCCATCGCCACGTACCTGACGGACGGCCCTCCGGCCGTTGGCGTCATTGAAGACCTGTCGGTGGTTTCCGCCCGGCTCATCGCATCCGCTAATCTGGGCATCATCAACTCGGTGACGTTGAGCGCCTCCGTGAGTGTGGTTGGCGCGACGGGAACACCGTCTGGTGTGCTGACGTGGAGCATGGGCGGGGTGGCAGACACGGAGTCGGCCGCGTTCAGCCTCGCGGGCTTCGCCGTGGCGTCTGGCGCTCCGCACACGATCTGCCCGTGGACCGGGCTCGCGTGGACGTGGTCCGACTTGAACGCGCTGACTTCACTCGGAGCCGTGGTGGAGTTGGCCGTCCGCCCGGTGACGCTGAGCGTGTCGGAGGTCTGCGTCACCGTGGACTACACGGCGCACCTGGCGACTCCAACGACGGTGGAGCGATCGGCCATCGCCGGGGAAGCGCGTCGCGCATCGGGCATTGGCGGGCCGGGGGCCGTGTCCGCCGTCGTAGAAGCGCGGGGAGCGATCGCGGTAGGTGGCCCGACGACGGCAAGCGCCATCGTGAAGGAAGTGCGGGGCGGGGAGGGGGCGGTCTAGGTGGGTGCGCACATCGGGACGTGGGTCTACAGCGACACGATCAAGACGGTGACAGTGACGGTGGAGACGCCCGCCGGGACGGCGTTTGACCTGACGAGCTACACGCCGAAGTTGGAGGTCAAGCGCATCGGCGCGTCCACGCTGGCGGCGACCATCACCGGGGCGAACGTGATAGCGGCGAGCGGGACGTGCAAGTTCTACCTCGGTACGACGGCGGCGTTGCAGCCGGACGTGGCGGGAACGGTGTGGCAGTACGAGGCGATGGTGCGGCTGGAACACTCCAACGGCACGGACATCGCCTACGCAGGTAGTGACGTGGATGGCGGGACGCCGTTCACGTTCAGCGTCAGGCGTTGGCCGTAGGCGGCAAGCGTCGTTCGTGACAGGGGAGGGGTGGATGATGCGGTGGGGGTTGCGGACGGCGCTGGCCGTCATGTTGCTGTGCGGGTGTGCGGCGAGCGCGGGCGCTGGTCCGGTCTACCGGCAGTTGAAGGCCGACACGCTCTACAAGTATTGCTCCGACTCATCCAGCGTGCTGCGCGTGGATAACCTGGGCGTGATGACGCTGGAGTTCGTCGCCACGCCGACGCCCGACACGCTCGGCGCGCTGGCCGACACGCTCATCGAGTTGCTGGTGTCGGCGCGCGAGCATCTGCCGGCCGACATCATCACGTCCACGGCCACCAGCACGACGGCTGCGACGGCGTCTGATTCGACGGTGATCGCGTGGATTCCGCGCTACGGGTGGACGGCGGGCTCGCAGACCGACACCATGACCGTGAACAACGTCTCTCCCGCCGCCTCGGCGATGGGCTCGAACGAGATTCGGGTCTGGATCCGTCCGGCGACCAAGAACGTGAACGGGGTGCTGCAACGGCGCACGGCCACGCTTGACCTCGTGAACGTATCCACCGGCCTGCCATTCAGCGCGAAGTGGGCGTCCTTCAAGTGGCGGCTGGCGTCCGGCCCGGCCATCGCCAACCTGCGCGTCATCCTCAAGAGCGAGGTGTGGTGATGCGGAGGGTTCTCGCTGCGCTCATCGCCGTCGGTCTGTTGGCAACGGCGGCGAGCGCCGGCTGGCCGCCCCGCTGGCGCGGATCGTTCGGAGTTGGCGATGAGAACGATTCCGGGCGCGACGTCTACTACTACTACGAGGCCAGTACGGGCTTCGTGTGGGTGCGCGGGAACATCTCCACCACCAAGGACATCGTCCAGAGATACCGCCTCTACACCACGGACAACCAGCGCATTGACTTCGCCAGCAGCTACATCATCTCGCCCTCGACGGCCAATAGCGAGGCGGCGTGGACTTCCAACTCCATCGTTTCTGGCGCCGCCGCGTTGGCGGGGGCCGATGACGATGCGGCGCCGATCCAGACTCAGAACGCCGGGTTTCTGTCGGGGATTCACGGTCTACTTGTTCCCAAGGCGTACTGCGCGGGGACGACCAAGACGAACGCGGACATCGGAACTAAGTGGATGGACGATCAGGGCCACAGGTTCATTCTGACCAAGGTCTCGGGTGACTCGCTGACCTTCTACTGCAAGCCCTCGTCCTATGTGTCCGCAACGTGGACGATGGCGACCGCGATCAACAATCTGAAAGTCTGGAACGCACCGAAGGGATCGCAGACCGATAGCATCACGTTCTCGGGGCAGACCACCGAACAGCAGTATCCGATGGAGGTCAACCACACCCGCAGCGTGCTGCGAAACGGCTACGAGACCATCGCACCCGGCCGGCAGGGCTACGCCGGATTCATTGACCTGGTTGACGAGTTCGACATCGTTGACCCGTCCACGATAGACACGACGCAGTCCGGCTCATGGTCATGGACTTCCGGGGCCAGCGCGTTGATGCGCGTCACAATCACCTACCGTGCCACGCCGGGCTGCACCGGCATCCACACCATCTACGATACCAAGCGGTCGTTCAACGCCGCCCGCCTTGTGGGAACTCAGGTATGTGCAATCGCCACAGGGACAACGTGGGCAAATCGGTACTACTACCTGCCGAAGGTTCGGAGTCTGAGCGGAGCGTACAACTGGACGGCTCCGCAGCTCATCAACTCTACGGGGAGCTTGGTCAACTTCACCGCTGATTCTCTGCTCAGCGCCACTGACCCGCCCTACCGGGCCGTGTTCCTGCTCAAGAAGAACGCGGAGTCCAACTACGACATTGGATACGCCTTCGGTTACGCGCCGTTCGGGGACGCGGCTCAGAATCTCCGGGGCTCCGGGGCCTCGTGGTACCCGTGGGTGATTTCCGGGCCACGCAAGGCATACCCAGTCCTTCGTTCGTACGATGCTGGAGTTCTGACCGCCACCACCGGCGATCTGGACTTCTGGTGCTACCGCCAATGGCTCGACCCGAAGGCTCACTCCGACACCAAGTGGGCGTACTGGAACAACGCCAACCAGTACGGTGACGACATGGTGTACGTGGACTACCACGGGGCACAGACGGCGGATGCTACCGTGCTGCCCTCTCGGATGTGGGGCAAGACCGTGACGGTGGTGGACACGCTCCATGTGACCGGAATCAGCGCGACGGTGCCGCCCACTGGCATCGTCATGTCCACCACGCCGGCGGGCGGTGACACGCTGGCCTATGCCGTGCTGAGGCTGCAATGAGCCGCGACCTGATGCTGCTGGACGAGGACGTGCGGCGATGAGCGGACCCATTACCGGACTCCCGCTGGAGCAGCAGCCAGCCGACGTGCTGGTGCGGATGTGCCTGTGGGCCGAGGCCCGCGGCGAAGGCCCGCTCGGGATGCTCGCCGTCTGGCACGTCCTCCAGAATCGGGCCACCCAGCGAGACTCCACCCGCGGCGAGGAGGTGCTGAGGCCGCACCAGTTCTCGTGGACGAACCCGGCCGATCCCAACTACCACAAGGCCCTCACGGCCTACCGGGATAGCCCGGTGACGTGGGCTATCGCAGATGCGGTCGCGGCCCTGTCCGAGCGTGGACTGACCCGCGATCCCACCAACGGAGCCGATCACTACCTGAACCGCTCCGCACTTGATCACCAGCCGTCGTGGTCGCTGCCCGAGAATGGGTGGCACAAGACGGTGCAGATTGGCAAGCACGAGTTCGGGAGGTGCGTATGACGCCGCGCGAGGAGCATGACCTGGCGGTGGTCCGCTTCGCCAAGCAGGTCGGCATCGTCGTGGCCGCCGCGCTTGGCACCATCACGTTGACCGGGATACTGTGGCAATGGACGTTCGGAGCCAGTCAGGCCGCGCAGGATCGTCGCATTGACCGACTCGTGGAGGTGGTTGAGTTGCAGGCGGTCATCAACGTGGAGCCGGTCGGCTCGCCGGAGCGCCTCCGCGCGCTCGCGCAACTGCGGCAGATGCGGAGCGTCGTCAAGTGAACCAGTGGAAGGAAGGCGCACGGCGTGGCAGCGCGGACGACAAATGCCCGGGTTGCGGGCATGGCGGCGTGCTGGCGTTCGACTTCAGCAAGTTCGGCAAGCACACGATGGTCGCGTGCGACAACTGCGACAGCATCTTCGTGGACAGCAAGCTGGCCGCGAAGATCGAAAGGGGGGAATCGTGAGCAACTCTGACCTCGCCCTGCTCGGTACCGCCGTGCTGGGCTACATCTGGCAATGGGCGCGTTCCTTCCAGCGCGTGCCGAACTGGGTCTCGTGGATCGTCATGGGGCTGGCCGCCGTCGCGGTCTATGTCTGGATCACCCCAACCGTCGTGACGGACTGGCACGAAAGCTGGCGCACGGCCATCGCGGCCTGCATCTCGTTCATCCTTTCCGCCCGTGGCGCGGCGGCCGTGGCGAAGGAGTCGAAGTCCGTCCCACCGACCAACTCACTCTAGCCGTTAGAAACTCAGGGCACGACTTCTAACAAGGAGGGAACCGTGAAGGGCACCATCCTATACCTGCTATTCGCGCTCATCGCGCTGGCGTCCGTCGCGCCGGCCGCCGCGTCTACCAACGGCGTCATGTCGGCCTACGTCGGCGCGAACGGCGCGTGGTTCGTGGACGCCAATCCCTACCAGGCGGACTTCGAGCCGACCGCGGCACTCTCGGCCAGCCTGTCGCCGCACATCTCGCTCGTCGGCTCGGCCGCATGGGGCGTGTGCAACTCCTACCTCCGTGGTGGGGCCGGGGCGCGCGTGACCGTGACCGACGTGGACAATCCCGACTTCTCCGTGGGCACCGGCATCCAGTACCGGATCGCCAGCAAGGCCGCGCTGCGGC